CCCTTAAATGTACAATCAATACTCCCCGCATATTCCCATTTCTTTTTGGATGAGAGATCACTTATATGTTTTAGTTCATGTATGACTTTTCTTGGTATTTTTACACGTTGTGGCCTAAAGGCGCACACGTTCATCCTATATTCATGATGACATTTTTATCCAAAAGTGTAATCTTACCAAGTTCCCTCCATGTGTAGTATCGAATGGAAATACCAAATTGTCTACGCATGATGGGATCTACATAATTGTTGACGGCTCTCTTCCACCTTTCCGGGGTGGTGGTGAAATATATGAGAGAACCCCAGTTGACTCGTACCCTCTGAAACTCACGGGATCCCATGAGTTCACTAAAAACTCGAACCACGTCGTTAGGGTTTGGTTTATTCATATTCGTCTCGAGAAGATCTATGACATAATACCCCTGATTCTCTAGGATGAGGTTCGCTTGAACAGCTGGATAATTCGCTACGTACGCCCTCAAATCAGGTTCACTGGGATACGTGAAGAGTGGTGTCTGGTGTTCGGGAACGGGGTGGGTGTGATACACGATGTACTGCGTCAACTCCTCTTGTGTGGGTGTCACGGAGGCTAATTGCTGATTCGTTCGAGCCGTAGGTTGATTAAACCTGACATAATTCCGTGTATTGCTTACTGTGAAGGGAATGCTGCCTACATATTCGACACGCTGATTCCATGTACGTGTGTAAATCTCCTTTAGTCTATCAATCAGAAGACGACTCAGACGAACAGTCATGTACCTGTTATTTGCGTTTGTGATGGTACCCAAATTGTATCGATCACGTCCAACATTTAGTCGCACAAATTGGTTAGCCAATTGACTCACGGCACGATCAACACTTCGTCTTCGTTGTTCCAAAACTCTCCGTCTAGACATCTTACTTTATTTAGAGAATTAAAATGAAATGTAACTAATGATACTCAACATAGAAAACCTGATGAAGGAAATTTATGCCGAGCTGGGACCGGGTCATAGTGAACGGGTGTACCACAATGCGGTTGAGGTCATGTTGAGGGAGAAGCGTATACGCTACGAAACTGAGCGTATCATACCTGTGGTGTTCAGAGGTCATGTCATAGGTAATGTTAGGGCTGACATCATCATAGATGGAAGATGTATACTCGAATTCAAAACGATTCGGACTCTGAGTGATGGGGCTGAGTTACAGGCTCAAAATTATCTTCGTCTGACTGGTCTGAATCTTGCGTATCTTGTAAATTTTCCTCCTCATCCTGATCGGGCGGTGGAGGTGAAAAAGATTGAGCGAGGACCATCAAAGGAAGAACTTGAGACAGAATTCGGTAGAATTCTCGACCATCATCGAACTGTTTCTGCGGATCTATCACAATTGCTTCCAGGAGTTCCCGAGCCTGAGATAGATGATGTTTAGCCTGTTCGATGCAGTAGTGTACGGCTGGTTCCGTTGACACCATGTGATTAAAATGTGGGAGCACATGGGTTTCCAAATCATAGAGTGCACACAACGCATGTTCCTCGTCGGGTCTCATTTTTTCTTATATTTGAATACAATATTATCCGACTTAGGTCTTAGAATTTCCTGATATGCTGGAATTCCACCATTGGGTGGTTTTTTGCAATAAATCTTACAATCACATTTCTGTCGTGTACAAAAAAGATCCTTTTTATTTGCGTAACAGCGTATTGGTAAGAGATAATCTTTCATCACATATCTTAAAATGCGGTCTATGAATATCATTTCATGTATTTTTCTTTTACCCAATCTCTATCCTCTTTAAAAATCTTTGACAATTTAGGATCTTTGTTCTTAAAGAGTATCATGAGTACATTCAGGCGTCTAAAAAGTCCTAAAGGTGGCTCGCCCGACCTGACCACCCGTCCAAGAGCACGATGACGTGCCAATGTAGTCATATTTTTAACACCGACGTATCCTTGTCTACTGAGGTATCCATTGGTTCTCATGGGAATACGCACCACCATTTACTATACGGTGGCAATAAATTCCCACCTGAGGTCATGACAAATCTTTTTCCATATGACATCTTGTTGGTACAACTTCTCTTTAGACTTGAGAAGTGGAAAATATTGGAGATAGTCATCTTCACCTAAAAGCTCGCAAAACTTGTAGAGTACGTAAGAATAACTGAGGAAATTCTTCCTCTCCGTGGGGCAATTATCATCGAATGGGCGCTGTATATCTTTGAACATGATTCGTAGTGTTTCTTCTAGTTCTTGGGGCATGTTTGGTGGTTTGATTCCGTTTAAAATATTTGTAATGTACGGAACATGTTCATAGTATTTATTTAGTCTGAGTTTCTTGAGCAACCCTCTAATTTTAGCGTGTGTGATGTCTTCCAACTTTTTGATTTTCATCTTTTTGAGTTCACCTCTCAATTGTTCGATGACTTCATCGGGTATGGTCGTCATCTCCTGTGCTTGAAATTGGCTCAACCATTCGTTGAAGTGGTTTTCCCTCTTGTACGAATAATTCACAACCTTTTCCGACGTTTCTTGTTCTTCTCGGTATGTGAGTTCTTCACTCATAGCGCGCGCTACAATTTCTCCACACCCATCACATACCAGGTCTGCAGTTTCGTGAAAGTGAATAATGTTACTGTACTCACATTTTTCACACTTTTCAATGGCTATCATCTCCCTCGGTCTCGCTATATTTTGTTTTTCAACTTCGATGAGGTACTCGGTGAAAATATCTTTTCTCTTAAGTCCCACCGTCTCCTTGACATTAAAGACATTATCTGTATTTATCTCTTCCTCGTTTTCTTCCGAGTATTGATTCATGTAGGGCATACATTTCATTATGTACTCAGCCATCTCCGATTCATACATCCTTTTGTTGTCCGGGTCATTCTTTATTAGCTCCTTCCATTGGTCTAATTTGTTATTATATCTACTTAAAAAATTACCTTCCATTTCTTATAAAGAAATGCTCCTCAAACTTTTAAGTAATCTTTTATTTCTCTATAAGAATGCAACCACACCTCCAGACTATAAAATAATCAAAGAGGAATTGGAGTACAAGATAGATTACGATTTAAAATATCAAACTGAGGATAGTTTTTGGGAGGAGGAGAGTAAGGATTGGGATGGAATTTTAGATGAATATTACATGGACGTAACTGGTCGTAACTTTAGAAACACCACCGTACCTCAAAATGTAAAGTACGTCATTCTGCGAGTAAAATATTTTTACAATGGAAAAATATACTCCGCCATCTCAAATGACATTAACTTCAAACCTGGTGAGAATGAAGATTCAGCTATGCACTTCAGTATCCCTTTGAGTAGTGTTTGGATAGTTGATCATGATGACAAACCTATTCGAAACATTACTGAAAAGGTGAAACGATACAGTGGACCGAGAAATGATTTTCATGGACAACAGGTTCCACTCGAACATTTTTTATACTACGAGAGGAGTGTATTAGAGGAACGTTTCCCAAAGATTATTCTTTCAAACACATTGGGTATGAAGAAGGTTCTCTCAACTTTGAAGAACTTTACTACTGATCTTCAGATACCTTAGTTGCTAAGTAAAATTTGAGTTCACCTAGATTGGCTACATTATACTTGAGAATCAAAAATCGATTTCCATTTTCCTGTATAATTTGCACAGACGCACACATACTCGTCGCCTTTGTAAAGATATTCAGGTATTTTAGACTGTAGAGACCCGTGATGGTAGGACTTTCTTCAAGACATTCAACAGAAGTTTCTTGATTGGCAAAATCACCGTCACACCTGAACTTGATTTCCTTTCCGCATCGTTTAATCTCAATATCGGTGCCAATATTAGACATGTCACGGCAAAGTCTCTGAAAATCCACCGAAGGTAGGGTAGTTATGGTGGTCATTTCGATTTCAGGAACCTCGATGCGACTCTCGTTGATGTCTAAAAGCTTGAGTTGAAACTTGGTGTTTGTCTTTTTAGCTTCACTCGAAATCTCAATATCCATGTATTCCTTTGTATTGATTTCAATCTTAAGAACATCATTATTTGTGATTGTTTTCAGGAGCTTGAACGTATTTGATATGTTTATACCAGCTATGATTTCTTCTTGGTCGCATTCGTATTCTTCGAAATTGTCGGCGGCTAAGAAAATATCGATGAGCGAAGTTCGAGCTGTATCCAGAGTGATAATATACATACCCTGTGGTCTAAAATAGATATTCACATCGTTGAGAATATCCTTCAAAACTTCGAACGTCGACTTAAAGGCGGAAGCCTGGATGGTGACTAATTTCATATCTAGTAAAATTTGTGCGTTACATCTTTAAATCTGTATACGCCACACCCTTGGAAACTTCTCGACTTATTTTCTCTTCAAGTTCTTTAGTCATTGGTGGTTGTAGAGAACGACCATAATCGTCAAGTGAGAACAGATCCGTCTGTGGCACATCACCATCCAGGGAAGTCATTGAACATCCAAACGCACCTATAGAACTATGTGTCACCTCTTTAGCGGGAAGAAGGGAGTCGAGCCAGTTCTTAATCTCGTTACCCACGAGAATCTTACCATTTTTCGTGAGCATCGTCGGAACACGGTTTATCTTATTTTGATAATTGGGTGGTATGCCCTGTGTATTCACGTTATGATAATGTACGAGCTGCTTCAATTGTTGATGTTTGTTAATGTAGTCTATGACATCCATGGAATGTTTACACCTAGGGCTATAAATCAGCAGTGACATCTAATAGATACGAAGGTATTTTCTAAAAAAAAATTAACGCATAATAGTAAATATGAATTACTTGTTAGTGTTCACCCTCATCGTGATAGTGATTCTTCTGACTACCAATATAGAATCTTTCACAGAGACATTCGGTCTCTCAGGCTACACGAAGCCGACGGGTTCCGTCAAGATGAATGACCCCAGACCAAACCTCGAGGGGTTTGAGGAGTTCGAGGTCAAGGTGGACAACGACATGATGGAGGAGTTTGTCCTTCAAGCCAACAAGGAGATCTCGAAGCGCACAGGTCTCTGTACTTATATCATAGAGACTACCGCCATCAAGGGATACAGGAAGGAGAAAACTGAGATTTATGAGATCATGTTTATGGTCATGAAGAAGGGTGGTTTCTCCTTCGGTTTCTCTGTCGTGGCTTCTTTCGAAGTTGAGAATGGAAAGGTACGCATCGTATCCCTTCGTTCGCAACCTATCGGTGTAGAGGCTCCAGGTGACGTTTCGGCGTTCACCGAGGGTTCAGCGGGTAAAGAATTTATCGAGTATCAACTCGTTAAGGAAGCTGCTGTGCCTACCAAAAGTGAGTTTGATTCCGCAAAAAATAAGTTGGAGTAATTGTAATGTTAAGCATCAATGACGTCACCAAGATTGATGAAAAGAGAAAACAAATAAAAAAGGAAATTTACTTGAAAATATACGAACAGTTTTCTTCTAAAATTAAACAGTCGGTAGAGCTAGGACATAAACAAATATTTCTCACGGTTCCCGCATTCTTACTAGGTTACCCAGTTTTTGACAGAAGACTTGCAGCGAAATATGTTGCTCGACAATTTCAATTGGGTGGTTTCAATGTCAAACTTTTGAGTGATCACGACGTATACATTTCGTGGGTCACGTCGAAAAAGAAAAAGGAACGGAGTGAAGAGCCCGACGAAGCTGATTTTCCAAATCTAATGAATCTCAAAAAGATTGCTAATCAGTACAGGAGAGGTGCGTAGGAAGAGACTATTTTAAAAACCCTATTAATCATAAATGGACAATTTGAATGTATTGGTAGAAGCGAAGAAGGAGTACTTAGGCCAGATGTGCCTCATTATGTGTCCACCTATGATTGAGGTTTTTCATGAAATGTACAGTGAAGCTGTTAAAACATCCAAGGGAAAGCAGGTTCTCATCATGTTCCAAAAGCTGTTGAAGGAGGTTCCCAACTGGTCAAATGCCATGTCTAAGCGTCACGCAGACAATATCACTGATAGGTGTTCGTGGTTCGGTGATCTTCTTGCGGCTGTCTTTGTTGCTTGCACAAAGATTCTTTCCGCAGTTCGCCTCAAAGCCGACAATAAGAAGATTTCGCTCAAACTCCCAACCGAGGAAGTTTTCATACAAACCTGTTACAATAATGCTGCGAGGGATCTCTACCGAGACCCCTATATTTTCCACGAAGAGCAGAGTGAATACGCACGGGACGAAAATCTCACCACACGCTTTTCTCTATGCATTGAGAATACAGTAAAGGAGTTGATTCCTGTACAACAGATTTTACAGACATACATGTCCCAAGAGACGCGTGATATTTCCCTCGATGGTGAGATTCACGACAGCGCCGATCCCGATGTTCTCGACGAACCCATGGGAGAGCCTGAACCTGAGCCAGAGATGATGCCTACAGAGGAACCTCCTATGGAGGAACCTCCTATGGATATGATGGAACCCCAGCCTACAGGTCTTGAGAATGAATTTAAGACTGTTCCCGGTGTTCAGGACCCCGCACCACCACCTATGCCTAGTTCTCCGGAGGCTCCACAGGCTCCACAGGCTCAGCCAGCTCCAATGGGAGATGCGGACGATGATGTTTTATTTGGTGATGCACCAGAGCAGCGTACAAAAAATCCTAGGTATTATTAAATGGAACTCTCCGATTATTTACGCGACCCAGTGAGTGCCGCTCTGGTTGCAGCTGGTTTAACTGCGGCTTATATTCATCTCAAGGCATATCTGAATAATGAGGGTAAGCTCGAGCTGAACAAATACACCAAACCCGCTGTGCTCAACGCTATTCTTGTGTTTTTTATCGTTTCGGGTGGTATAGGTAAAAAGGAAGCTATTTCTAGCGAGCCTTTCTAAACTTAAAGATTAGACCAATAGAATAAGAAAATGGCGTCCGTATCCGCTTTCAATGATATGATGAGTCAATTTCTTGTGGAATTGCACAAGACTTTTCCAGATGAAAAAGGCATTAAGAAGATGCTCACTTCCTTCGACATGTTGAAGTCCACCAACCCCCGCCTTGTTGTGGATGGTTTCATGAACGGTGTAACCCCTTACGCCGCAAAGATTTCTGCGAAGGATGAGACATTTCTTCTCGACGAAGTTGAGAATATTGAATTTCTCAAGGAGCTTGATATCAAGAGGTATTGGTCTAAGATGACACCCAATACCAAAAATGCTACTTGGCAGTATCTCCAGACCCTCTATATGCTTGGTACCACGATTACAGCCCTCCCAGATGACACGCTCTCCCAGATTGAGAAGATTGCAAAGGGGGTTGCCGACCAGATGCAGGATGGTGATGGTCAGTTCGACCAAGAGGCTCTAATGAAGATGATGAGTGGCATGCTTGGTAGTCTCCCTAAAAAATAAACCTCTACATATACTAAATGAAGGCTTGGTTCGATGATCCTCAGCAGCTCGTACGGGCTGACCAGGTTACTCAGTTCTGGCCCACGAGTGAGCAGACTCCAGAGGACCGAGTAAATGCGGCTTCTCGTTTTATCATATATGTATGCACCATACTTTATCTCATTCGTCGTGACCCCCGTATATTCGTGTTGGGTGCGACGGTTTTAGCCGTCATCTTTGTTCTTTATAAGTCAAAGATGGTCAGGGAAACGTACGGTGGTTCTGTGGAGGGTGTAAGCTGCCAGATGCCTACACCCGACAACCCCATGGGTAATGTTCTCATTACTGATTTCACAGACGCCCCAAATAGGCTTGAGGCGTGCTACTATCCCACTGTGAAACCCTTCGTCAATGCTTACACGAGTGATCGTATTCCCTATGATGGTGGACGTTCTCGCACATCCATGCCTAGATATCTCCGTAACGCTATGGAGCGACAGTTTGTTTCTAACCCTGTGACCAAAATCCCAGGAGACCAAACAGCTTTTGCGGAGTGGCTCTATGGACCCAAAAACGGTCCCATGTGCAAGAGTGACACTCGATTCTGCAACCCCAACGCACGTGGTGTTCAGCTCGAGGCGTTCGCAGGTCTTGGTGGTGATGGGGACAAGCGTTCCGGTATGTTTGGAGGAACTGTTAGGTAGATAAATATTCTTATGTAATAATAAATGGCATATCAGCTTCAACCTGGACTTTCCATTGTTCAAAATGCGGGTGCCCTTCCTTCTGTGAAGGCGACTGAAGAAATTTTCGTGTACCCCCAGCCCAGTAATCTCAACTGCGGTGGTTGCCGTCCAAACACCATGCTGTATGGCACCGCCCCTTACATGGCTGGTAAGGGTTCTCCAGCGCAATACATAGATACGAGTGATCAACTTCGTCCCCAATCTACTTCTCGCTTTAACAAGCATCTCGTTCAGACTTATGAGCGTAATCTCTTCCCTCTCACCAATATGGAGTGTAAGGTTCCCCTTCGTACTCTCAAGTATGAACCTGCGAGCACTCGCGCCGACCTTCAGAATGGTATGTTTGAGCAGAGGTATCTTAATAAAAATGTTAATAAGAAGTAAGAATGGCTGATCCCGTATCACTCATGGCTGTTGCAGGCCTCGTATTCGCTGGGAGGAACTTGAGCACTAAATCTGAACCTCCTAAGGTTAGTGAGACACCCCCGCCACCAACAGTGAAAATTCCAGAAAATGATTTTGAACCCCCCGTCGAGGTTCCGCATAAGAGGGAAATAGGGAGTTTTGCCGATATTGGTCGTCAACAGCGTAGCGGCGGTCAGGAAATCCTTACCATGCGCAATCGTATGTATGACCAGGGTCGAATGAACAATTTAAGTCCCATCGAGAAGCAACTCGTTGGCCCAGGTCTCGGCGTCGGTGCCCATGTTCCAGCCGTCGGTGGTTTTCAACAGACATTTAGGGTGAATCCTGTAAACGTAGGTGAATATCGTTTAACTACTCTCCCAGGACGCACTGGACCTGCTCACGACACCACCGGTGGTCGTTCTGCGAAGGTTGGTGAGCTTACCCACAACAAACCAGAAACCACTGCTTTCCTTCCCTCTAGGCGTCCTACCATGGCTGGTCGCGCGCAAGGTATGTCCGGTGTGGTTCCTCGTAACGAACACGAGAGGACCAAGCGTACCACAAATCGTTCTGAGACTGGTCACCGTGCGGATGGTTTGGGCTTCAACGGTGCGAAGCGGTTCGTGTCTGCCCAGACTCTCTCTCAGGACCCCACAAGGTTCAAGAGTGACCGTAACGATGAACAATACACATACGTAAATCGCCCAGCTCCAGGTATTCACAGTTACCACGGCGCCTATACCAATAGCGCCGCCGTTCAGGTGGCGAATAGGACGAATGAGGAGCTCATGAAGTATGGATTTAGACCCGAGGACCGTCGTGGAAAGCCAAACCGGATGGGCAACCCTGGTAGGATGAATGTCCGTGAGAGTGCCCTCAAGCAGGGTGGTCGTCTTACAGCTGTTCGCGCAGATACTACGCGCATCGATGGTCGTGTGAACGCTGCCAACGGTGGTTGGACGCAACAGTATCAGCAAAAACCTTTCCATCAGTTCAATGCCTACAAAGGTAATTCGAACCCATACACATCGGATCTGGACGTCGCCAAGAGGCAACTCCAGAATAACCCTCTCGCACACTCCCTCTCTCACTAAATATTTACATGAGATAGACAAAAACAATCATTAAAATATTGTGCCTATATTTTAATGAAGGTGTATAACCTATCTATCGACAGTAGTCAGCGGGATGCGAACGTGTACCTACATGCAAATAACTACGTCATCACTCTCGAAAATCCAATTTATGACGTTTCTGAAATTAAATTGGTTTCTGCTCGCATACCCACACCACAGTTGACTATATGTTCGACGAATAACACGTTTAGTGTCGATGGTCAGACAATTTCATTGGAGAATGCCGACTATCCAACTGGTGATGACCTCGCGACGCATCTAGAAAATGAACTTGCGCCACCAGTTTCCAATGTAGATACGGTATCTTTCGATACCGACACAAAACGACTCACATTTTCAAACACTACACCTGGTGATCACAATTTCACATTTGAATTTCACACGGGGGTAAACGGGTTTCTCGAAGGTTCATCCCTAGTCACAACACCTTACCAACTTTTAGGGTTTTCTTCTGCGGATTACACGTCTACGAGTAATATTCTTACATCGGGTGCTATAAATCTAGTCGGACCAAATTCATTGGTCATGAAATTGACTGCAGGATCTGATGAATTTGCACAGAGTGTGTACACTTCTACACCCTTCTATACGGGACATATACTTCTTAACGGAACAGACTTTATAAATTTTAATGGGGCTGATGATGTATTGATTCACCATTTCCATTCCGGAACACAGAAGATGATAAAGGATGTTAAGATTGAATTTTTCTACATGAGCAATGGTCGCCTCATCCCATATGACTTCATGAATCAAGATCACATATTGAAGTTTGAAGTGACGGGGTCTACAGACAAACTTGAAAATCTACCTAAAGTCCCCCTGGAAGAACCTCCCAAAATTGAAAAGAAAGAGCCAATAATAAGCATTCCCGAAGTGGTGAAGAATCCTTATAAATGGTGGAGAAAGGAGTATCTCTACATTGCGTTAATAGTTATAGTCGGTCTACTTTTACTCTTT